TCAGCGCGAAGCCCATCGCCGCGGCCACCATAATGGCCACTTGCTGGCTGCCGGACTGCCAACTGGTATAAAAGCCTTTACGGCCCGGAGTGGCAATCTCAGCCAGATACACGGATACGCCACCCAGCTCTGCTCCTGCCGAGAAACCTTGCAATAAGCGCCCCCCAGCACCAGCAATGGGGCCCAAAGACCGATTGTCTGATAGGACGGAATGAGCACAATCAGGAAGGTTCCTGCGGCCATAATCGACAAGGTAACAATCAGTCCTTTGCGTCTGCCTACTTTATCAATGTATGCCCCCAACACCACGGCACCGATAGGGCGCATCAGAAAGCCTGCGCCAAATACTGCAAAGGTCATCATCAACGAGGCGAATTCACTGCTGGCAGGAAAAAAGGTATGTGCAATGTAGGTGGCATAAAACCCGAACAGAAAAAAATCAAACTGCTCCAAGAAGTTGCCAGAGGTAACACGCAGTATCGCGTCGGCTCTTGCTCGAGTCGTCATGGGAATGTTGGGTGAATTCATCGTTATCTCCAGTTGGCTATTGACGCTTTTGTTGCGTCTGTTTCTGAAGACTGGAACAGGAAAATAAACTAATTAAGCGCAATAAACTCATGAACTGATGCGTATCATGCATCAATGGCCATTAACAATTGGATGCGACAGTGGTAACGGCTTGTTAACAAGCTTGGCGTGTGCAGCCTTCTACAAAGCCCACAAAAAACATCATTCACGTTTTGTGACCAGCTTCATACAAGGATAATGGAAGAACAAGCTAAATACGGGTGGATCAGGGCACTATCTGGTACATCACTGAGCGGGACAAAGTAGAAATCTGAGCGACTTCCGCATTTTTAATGCGTGAGGTTGTGACCTGTTTCAAGGTCAGCATGGGTAAAATATGTTGTCCGATATTTGCCTGCGATGGAGTACCGCCGTCAATGAACCGATGCGAACTGGGTTTAAAGGGATTTTGCGAACTAATACGGAGGGTAGCGAACGATGGACTGGTGTCCCCTGCATACATCGAACTCAACATGCAGGGGATTGTTATGGAAGGAAATACTTAGAATGGAGTTTGTTTTTACCCGTTAATTTACCCATTAGGGCAATTTAAAAGCTTGTTCTTGAATTCGCAGTGGTCACTATATAGCCAGCGGGCGCGGCCGTGGATGATCTTACCTTTTGGGAGGGTGCCTTCTTTAATGCGGTCATAAATGAAGGTCTTACCGAAGCCAGTATCTGACATGATGAATTTCAGGTCAACTAGCGAGTCCGGCTGCAATTGATGTTGCATATGCATTGCTCCTGCTAATTTTTCAGGAATCGAACCTGGAAGTGATAGGGCGGTTATTTCTCTGCGTAGACCTTGTGACACACGTAGTTGAGCTGCAACCATGCCGGAGGTTTACTCGGCAGCATGGGGGCAACTTTCTTTGCGTGTTTATCGAGGATTTGCCGGTAGGCTAGGGTGTTGGTTGGTGACTTGTATTCTGAGATGACGGTTCGTGCGGCTTGGTATAGGGCGTTTTCAACGGGTATTTCCACGCGTTCCCCTCCACACCCAAATCATCACGGCAAAGAAGCCTACTGCCGCAATCGCTATGGAAATTAAGTTCTCTGCTGTCATCCCTGCCCCCCCCATCCAAGTATCGCTGCCGCAGCGCACAATAGCGCGATGACTATCACCACCTCCCAATCAACTCTAATCTTCATGCTACCCTCCGATTCTTCAGGCTCCACTGGTGGCGCTCGTTATCTTCCCGGCACTCTTTGCAGCAGAAGTTTGTTCCTGGCACTGATGGCTCACCGCAATCGCCATTTAGGCAGATGGGTGAGGGTGCAGGCTCGTGCTTCCGGCTAAGAAGGGCTATATCGATAATCTGCTGGGTGAGTTCGGCAGCTTGGTCTAATTGGTCTGCGTACATGGTTTGTCTCCTAGGCCTAAGATTTCCAGAACATCACCAGCCTCGCAGCCCGACGTTAGCGTGGCCTTCTTGTCATGCAGAGAAACAACAACCGGTGCTGGCATTACACCGGTTTTTTTCCACAATCCCTGATGGATAACGCTGCTTAATTCGTCCGTAGAAACGCGGCAAGCAGTAAAGAATGCGCTGGGTAACTGCACACTGATGATGTTCATAGGGGATACTCCGAAGAGTGAAGGGGGATTACTTGTTAGGGGTAGGTGCTGCTGCCAGCATGGCTCGGTAGATTTTTGCGGCGTCTGCACCACCGATTGAGTAAGGCTCACCGTCATCAGCCATGCCGGTATAAACATCCACGCCAATATGCTGCAAGTTGCACATCTCTGGCGTTGGCTCAATCGGCACCAGCTTGAACCCGGCGGGCAACGTGTAACCCTGGCTAACGGGTTGGAGCATTGCGGCGCGGCAGGCGTCTATAACAGAACGCACTAAGCACGTGGCGTTATCTGCTGTTGGGTCGTCTATTAGATTGCGTATCTCAGTTTCCAACGAATCTGTGATTGCTTCGGCCTCTTTCCATGATGTTTCTTTCGGCAAAGCGTGCGCCACAGGGTGCGCTTCTTTCCTGGCTGGCACTGTTGCGTTGTATGCCTCTCGCATCCAATGAACCATCACCTCAACCCCCACCATTCCACAATCAGTATCAATAGGTGCGGTTTGTTTGCGTATCCATTCATCGAACGTTAGCACCGCAGGAGCGGATAGGTGAAGCATTGCACCTTTATATCGCTCCATGCCTTTTGTAAGTGCAGCAACAACGGCATCAGGTGGCAAAGCCAGCACGGCTTCAACGTCCGATTGCAACGCAGGCGCAGGCGTGGCCGCATTTTTGATTAACGATAAAACATACTCAGCCGTTTCAGACTCAATAACGCTGCACTTTTTGTAAACTAAAATCGGCACTCCGGCGGATCTGTCTATCCCCCAATCACTAATGTTTGCATATGCTACTGGCGCAGGCGCAAGCGGGGCGGTGTACAGTGGTGTTACCGTAAATCCTTTAAATGCCCAATCTGCCGCCACTTCTTTGTTTAACGTGGTCATTCGGTTGCATCTGACTTTGGACACGGCCTGCCACGCCACCGGCACGCGCTGCGCCTCCCGCACAGCCAGCAGCTCTGCCGCCATGGATGCGGATTCATCATCCTGGGTGCAAGTAAACGCCTTGCCCGATGCGATTTGCTTCAATCGCTCAGTTGGTACTGTTGATATGGTCATGCATCACCCCGATTGCCGTTAACACGTGCCTCTATAGCGTTCCATGTTGGCTCGTATTCCGGCCAGTCAGATTCAACAACCACACACTCCAACGGCTGCTTGCCCTCAATCAGTCGAATTCGCGCAATCGTTTCAAGTAGTGATTTAAGACTATCTATTTCCGATGGACGCAGCAGTCCGGCAAGTTCTACGTTTTCCAAATCAGTACGCTTAATGACGATATAGCGATTTTCTCTTTTCATGCATCACCCCTTGTCTTTCGTGCTTCGTTTTTTATTTTGTAGTAAGCAGGCTCTAAACCAATCTCATCCCGCCAATACATGAACCGCTGCCAGTCGATATGCCAGGCATGACACCACCCCATATCACTCCCCCTCGACCTTATCCGCATTACCACGTAAAGCAATTTCCGCAGTGTCTCGCCAATTCCCACCATCAGCTAAGTAGTGACTTAACAAGAAATGGAGCGTAGCGGCTTGCTCATTCTCGCTACGCCTTTTGATTTCATAGCCCAGTTCTCTAAGTCTCTTGGCTATGCGTATACAAGCAAAGTTAGGGCGACCTAAAATATCAATGAGATCACTATCAAGCTCCGGCAACTTGATAGGCTGCTGTAGTCGCTGCTCAAGCTCTGTGTTGGTTCGGAGTTCGTTATCACGCTGCTCGCGAACCAGCGCCAGCGTTTTGTCTTTCTCTTCCAGCGCTGCCAGTAGTGCGTTGATTTTTGCCTGCTGCACGTTCCAGACCAGCGGCGTATCGCTGCATTCATCCGGGGATTCATATCCGCAATGAGGGCAAAGCGCATCGTTATAATCACCGGAGTCAGCAATTTGGCCGCCGCCATCGCATTCCTGGCTTGGGTAAATCTCCCCGCACTCCTGGCACTCGACAACGTAATAACCGCCAGAGTTATCATCGGTGACATACCCAGCTTTCTCTGCCGCTAGAGTTTTCGTGTCGGCAGGCTTTTTGGCTTTCAGTGCTTCTAATTTATCTGTCATGCTGTTGCTCCTGCATCATGAGATAGACGATCATCGGTTAACTCCATTGCAAAACAGATGCGAAATAGGAACCACGACACGGGGTGTCGCGTGGATGATTCCAAGAGCTATATCCTTCAGAACCGCCGATGGGTGATGCCTTGTAATGGCTCTGGTAATACTTAGCGCTTTTCCATTGCTCGGCGTATTCCTCATCTATCTGGCCCTGTTCGATTGCTGCCTTGATAATGGCCTCTCGGTCATAGTCGCCGCGCATGACAAGAAATCTCGCCTCATCGCTGCACATGTACGAACAAGAGCCATCGAATTTTTGTTTTTTCGCCTTACTCATAGCTTTGCTTCCTCCTGGGCGTCATAACGTTCGAACCAAAATACAACCGGTGCGGCAGTGACTTGAATTTGACCAAATCGCTCGGCGGTGCGGAAATTTACGCTGCTTTTCCTGCCTCTCTCGACTTGCAGTGATACTTGCTTTCTGAACATCTCAAGCGAATAGCTGGTTTTTAACAGGTTGCATGGGGCGCAAGCCGGGACGAGATTTTCATGATTGTCAGCATGCTGGTTGAATACCTCTCCAGTGGCTTTCAGCTTAAAAATCCCTTTCGCTGCGGCTTTCATGTCCTGCTCAGAAACGCGAAGAACTGCAACTACGTGGTCAGCGTGCCAGCCTTTTTCCGGCAGTTCGCACCCGCAGTAGGCACACCGACCACCGAACATTTGCCGTAACTCAGCGCGCTGCTTTTTCGTTAGCTTGCTCACTCTCTCTCCCCCTGTGTGTGCTGCCCCGACCTGAGTGCCGCTCGTTCAAAAGCGATGCGTTGGCGCGAAAGATAAAAACCTTCCGATACAGCCCATCTCCGCGTCTGCGTTACAGTCCACTCTCCGGTGTGTTTGCACTTTGCTTGAAACTGCGTATTGCTTAACCAATGCGGCATGTTCAAGACGCGCCGCGCCTGCCTGTTACTCTTCATGATGGGCCTCGCTGTAGACCAACTTGCCATTCAGAATGGCATTGCGGATTGCGTTGAATTCCCACGCCCAATACTGCGAATCGACAAAAATTTGCATCTTTCCATAATCATGTTTTTTGCGATTAATGAACGCTTCAGCAGCTTCGCGAGTGAAATGCGCGTTTACATACTCCCATTGCCACGCATAGCCAGTAACCGTATGGTTTTCGAGTGAGCCGAGATAGTCCCACTGTTGATGCTCTGCCATTTCAAGGAAGCTAGCTTCGTACTCTTCGCGGCATTTGGCATCGATATCATCCTGTTGCAGTTCATCCAGGTCATCCCAATATTCTTTTGGGCTGAACCAATGAGAATCATCGCAATACACCAGATATTGGTCGGCGTAATCCATATCGATGCCTGATACCAACCGCTTGCTCTGTACTACGAACAGAGGGTCAGCGGTGCAATGGTCTTCCGTTCCTTTTCCCTCGCAGTGGTATTTCAGGCGCCGAACAAAATCAGCCCAAGTTTCAGAATTCAGATTTGCGCCGGTTGCCAGACTCGGCTTCAGTTCGCTATTAGTTGCCATCACCGGGCCTCCCGCAGCGTGCTGGCAAACTCAGTTGCCAGATGGCCAAACACCTCGTAGGACTCCATGTCACACTCTTCAACGTGTGGAGCCTGGTCGTGAAGATGTGCCGCAAACTTCTCAATCGCTTTAGCCCCTACTTCTGCCAGTGCTGCGGCGGTTGTCTTAGCTTCGGAAATCCACTGTTCTATTTCTTCCTTCGGCTCTTTTACGTAATCCCAAACGTAACGGATATCACCGTGGCTTGGACGGACAGGAGTGAACGCGGTGGTGTAAACACAGCGCAGACCTGAAATAAGTTCTGCATTCTCGGCGGTCAGTGCCAGGTTCTCGTCCATGAGGCTCTTTATCGTCGCCTCTACAGGCTCGGTGTAACCCGATAGCGCATCGCTGGCCCATTGCTGCATGCGTTCGCCTTCAGTCGCTGGATTCATGTTTCTGATGCCTGCCAGCGTTTGAACGTGATTTGCATTTATCGCAACAACAGCATCCAGCTGCTGCTTGAGTTGCTCGTAAGTCAGTACGTTCATGGTTTTATCCTTAGTCGTTACGTTGCACACCGAACCGGCCCGTCATGCCGTCGTACCAGGTGCCAACGTCAGAATGTTCGCCGCTGGCCGGGTTATCTAAGGTGAACGGCTGGCGACCAATAGGAAGTAGGTGAGTAGGGCAATCAGGTTTAAACGCCGCTATCCGTGCGGCTGTCCGGGCCATCATTCCGTTGGCGCGTTGATGTGTTTCTCCCCGCTTTAAGGCATCAAAGGCCGCGAGGCATTCCGCAACAATTGTCGCGTAGTCGTCTTTCATGATTGGTTACCTGCGGGGAGGGTGGTGTTAGACTAGTTTTTGCCAGATTGCCGAAACATATTTAGCCTGGTGTTTGGCGTCTGCTAATGCATTGTGGCGAGCGCCATCAAATGGCATGTCCTTCTTTGGCTCGAACCCGATAACTTTACCCAGCTCAACGATGGTGCGAACGTCACGATCATTCCACCACTGCCACGGCGCAGTCTGACCAGCAAGTGTGTAGCTGCTACGAAGGATTACGCAATCAAATGACGCGCCATTCCCCCATACTTGAACAAACTTCTGATTAGCATTTTCGGCAATGAAGTCTGAGAAATCTGCCAGTGCAGATGAAAGCTCCTGCGGGTTGTCTTTTAGGCTGAGCTTGGCTTCTTCCCCCTGATCCATCCACCAAAGAATTGTTGATGCATCAGGGCGGGCGCGATATCGCATTGATGATTCCAGCGATACATTCACAGAAAATTCTTTCCCAATATTTCCGGTAGATGGCTCAAAGAACACTGCGCCAATGGAGATAATTGGCGCGTAAGTTCCGGTCCCCATTGTTTCTAGATCAAGCATTAAATGGTTCATTTTTATTCCTTAAAACGGGATATCGTCATCAAAGTCCATGGGTGGTTCGTTCTGCTGTGCTGCCGGCTGTCGTCCTTGCTGTTGCGGCTTGTTGCTGGGACCGCCATTTTGAGCTGCTCCATCCTGCCTGCCACCCAGCATCTGCATGGTGCCGCCGACGTTGACCACAATTTCGGTAGTGTATTTTTCCACCCCGGCTTGGTCTGTCCATTTACGGGTCTGCAATGCGCCCTCAATGTAAATCTGAGAGCCTTTACGCAGGTATTCACCCGCCACCTCCGCCAACTTTCCGAACAGAATCACGCGGTGCCATTCCGTTTTTTCTTTCTGCTCGCCAGTAGCCTTGTCACGCCAACTCTCGGAAGTTGCCAGGGTGATATTGGCAACTGCACCGCCGTTAGGAAGGTAACGAATCTCAGGGTCTTTTCCCAAATTCCCCACCAAGATCACTTTGTTTACGCCCTTACTGGCCATTTATGCCGCCTTTTTGAAGTCTGATTTACGATGTTTGAAGATATCTACTACCTTTTCCTGGTGCGGCTTAGAATCGCCTACAGCAGCCCATGCGGCCTTGTACAAAACCGTCAGTTGTTCTTCTGTGGTTGCCTTGGAAGCTTCCTCACTGAAGGTTAGGGTGATTTCATCAAGGGATGGTGCTGGCGGGGCAGGTGGTAAAGCCCATGTAGGCAGCTCAGGGGTTTGCCACCAAATATTCACGTATTTGTTCGACTTGTCTTTGTATGCTGCCTTATTCCACTGGTTGTTGCGCTCTGTGCTGCACACTGCAAAGCGTTCTTCCAGCAGATACAGATACCTGCCAATACCCCACTGAACGGCGGCGCGCTTCATCGCCCCGGATATCCCACCCTTAACAGCTTCGACTTGTGTGTTTTCAGCGCCATCCCACTTTGTGATCCACTCGCCTTCGTGCTTGATTGATATCCCGCACAACACACCCCCGCCCGGCGATGGCTGGAACTCATTACGCCAGCCAGTCTTTCCGCACACCTCGTCCAGGCGCTTCATGATTGCCCGGTTCGTTACATAGCAGAGCACCATTGCCCATGGCCCATTGCTTGCCATACCACATTGCTGCACACGCCATTCAATATCTTCAATGGCAAACGGCTCATCAAGACGCGCTAAATCCACAATATGCCTCCTCAATTCTCTGTTGCTGCATACCCGTACGGTGGTCGGCGGCGGCTTCCATTGCTGCCAGCTCGTCGGTCATCTCTTCGCTGATTTGGCTAAGCATGTGAGAGACAAATAGGCCATCATCTGCGATTAGCTCCTGGCTCATGCGACCGCCTTAACTTCAGTGACTGAGTAACCACGTTCGGCCAGGTAGGCGAACACCACAGACTCATCCATAACAGCCAGCATTTCGCGCTGTGCGGCTTCGTCAGGCGTTTCTATCTGCGCCCCTATCAGGTTTACTCTCATCTCACCGGGACGAATGCCGGGGTTGCTGCTAACTCTGTTGCAGGTGATTTCGATGTTCATGGGTTCCACCTCATCCGCAGCACACGCACAAGCCGCTTAACCAAGCTGACAAGCGGGTTATTTTTCTTTGCCTGCACACCGTGAGGCTTTTTCATTAGGTCATGCATAGGGGTTATCATGCGTATGCCTCCGGGCCGGGCTTAGCGCCAGCAATAATGTTTTGAAGGATGCGTTCGAGTAGGGTTTTAACGACGCCAATAGCGCCGCCGATAGCTTGTGCCATTGACGTTTTTCCTTTGATGAATAGTGATGATTAGTAAGTGATGGCGCTGTTTGGAATCAGACCGTCTTTCAGTGCCGTGAGCACCTCAATGGCCTGTTCGCGGTTTAAGCTGGTGTGAGCAAGCAGGGCGGTTACAATGCCGGTACCGATAACCTTGCGGTGCTGAATATCATCAGCACGTTTTTTGGCTTCATCGGCAATGCGCTTTTCTTCTGCCAGGCGATTTAGTTCTTTCAGTTCTGCCGCCGCCTTGATTCGATCCGCTTCTTCTTTGGCCCGGCGTTGCTCAGCTTCGATAGCAGCTTGCTTGTCACGCTCTGCCTGCGCCGCTGCTTCCTGCTTTTCGCGTTCAGCTTTAGCCTCGGCCTCAATACGCTGTTGCTCTGCCCGTGCGGCCGCGTCCTTGGCATCCCGTTCTGCTTTCTCAAGTGCCGCCTTTGCATCGGCTTCGCGCTGTGCTGCTGCGGCAATTTCTGCATCAGCTTCACGTTTGGCCTGTTCTGCTGCGAGGCGTTTCAACTCTTCTTCATGAGCAATGCGCTGGCGCTCTGCTTCGGCCTTGGCTTCTGCTACGTCACGGTCGTGCTTCTCATTCATCAGCAACGCCAGTTCATGGTCTGCTTCAAACTGAATGGCTCGCTGAAGGTCAAAGTTTTCGTTCATTTCCAGCGCTTCAACGTGCCACGCCTGCATCTGCTGTTCGGACTTGATGCGTTCCTGCTCGGCCTCCCAGTCAGTTACCGGCTTGCGGATTTCTACGGCCAGTTCGTCAAGTGCCTCACGGACCTTACGACGGCTTGCATCGACCATGGCAGGGCGCTTCTTCATCTCAGCAACAAGATCCTTCCCTGCGTCGTCAATCATCACTTTCGTGCTGCGGACAGTGGCCGCCATGCTGATATAAACTTTCCGGCCCGCTACCTTGTTCAGGTCGCCAACTACCGATGACGCCTTATCACGAATGTTTTTGATGAGATTATCGATAAACTCATCGTTGATAAAAGCCTGCTCCAACTCCGCCGGTACGCTCGGCAAGCTGACTAACGCAACTTCTGTTTTTTCCTCGCTCACGGCGATCTCCTTGTTGATAGATGTGCATAACTGAACCAGCTCGAGTGAACTGGCTTAGGTATGAAAAAGCCGCTGGCTAGGCGGCTGATAAGCGTTTTCCGGCCTTTGTTATCGCGCCGCGTACCGATTTAAGCCTTCGCTTAAGTGGGAGGATTTCTTTTCTTTGGATACGATGCCACTCAAGGCAGTGCGGGCATGAGACTTCCGCACACAGAATGTCTTCGAATGATTCCCACTCATAATATTGAGAGTCAGCCTTTTGGTCTCTGTGGAGCCTTACGACCATCTGAATATGGTTGATATCACCGTGTCGCAGTGGGTCATTGCCGTCTATCGGGGATTGTTGGCACTTATCGATTATCTCTCCAGATAGCGATTTCAACCGCTTTATCTCTGAAGACAATTTGAATTGCTGTATTGCGAGCTTTTCCAAAGTATCCATATTTACTCCAGGCAAAAAGAAGCCCGCACGAAGCGGGCAAGAATGACACTGAGGTTTTCGCACTGGTCTGGAGCCAGTATCAAGCCCACTCGAAAATGAGCTTTGTACTGTGCTACTCGCTTCTAGCCTTTAGCATGGCGTCAGCAATCGCATAAGAATTGCGAGCTAAATCATCTGCGCAATCGCGCTGAGCTGGGTGGGCTGAATCCTCACCGAATGATGCAAGCCAACCCTGCATAGCCAGACCTGCAAAGTGGTCACGAATAGACATCCCTGACGCGCAAACGCTCGTTTCATGCCAGATTGGAAACGCTGGCCCGCCTGTTTCTTTGCTCATCCCCAAATCCCCCACACAAACACAATCCAAAACACAGTGCAGCCGCTTATCATGGCTGCCCATACCTTCCCGCGATAAGACATGCTGCTCCTCCAATAAAAAAGGCCGATTACTCGACCTCTACGAATTCACCGGCTTCATTCACCGAATAAGCCGTTTTGGCCTTAATGCCATTCTCGCCGACGTAAGCAATAGCGAAGCGAGTACGTGTGCCGTCGCTGTAAGGAACTGCTGCGCAACCACCTTCACCCAACACAATGCGCGAAACTGATCCGGCCGCGGCCACAACAACATCTTTACCGGTAGCATCGATTCGTGCGTTGTAGCCGGAGCTGCCGATTCGTGCGTCGTCGCCGGAGCTGCCGATTTGTGCGTCGTCGCCGGAGCTGCCGATTTGTGCGTAGTTGCCGGAGCTGCCGATTCGTGCGTCGTCGCCGGAGCTGCCGATTTGTGCGTCGTCGCCGGAGCTGCCGATTTGTGCGTAGTTGCCGGAGCTGCCGATTCGTGCGTCGTCGCCGGAGCTGCCGATTCGTGCGTCGTCGCCGGAGCTGCCGATTCGTGCGTCGTCGCCGGAGCTGCCGATTTGTGCGTCGTCGCCGGAGCTGCCGATTTGTGCGTAGTTGCCGGAGCTGCCGATTCGTGCGTCGTCGCCGGAGCTGCCGATTCGTGCGTCGTCGCCGGAGCTGCCGATTTGTGCGTAGTTGCCGGAGCTGCTTTCGCCCTCTACCTGATCCGCTGGGTGCTCCATGCTGTTCAGTTCGACAACCATCGCTTCGGTAGCTTTGGTTTCGGCCTTGATAAACTCAGCCTTGGTTTCGCCTTGCAGGAAGGTTTTATACGCTTGGCTGACACCCCAACGAGCCCATTCATATTTCTTATCAGCATTGAGAGCCTGAATGATTTCAGCGTAATCACCGCCTTGTGGGAATTTCTCTTTGAACCAAGCAAAGCCATCGCCACACGCCAGTTTTTGCACTTGCTCTTTTGTGATTTGCATTCGTTAAATCTCCAGATTTAGGCCGAAAAAAAGCCGCCTAAGCGACTGTGTTAGTAATCTTGCCGAAGCCCCCACGTATAGAGGCAGCGGTAAAGTTACTGGGATTCTCTGTTCTGCCTTTTCCAGCTTGCCGTTGCTGATGCTGAGCGGCTAAACCATTCGTGGCCACAGTTGCCGCATTGACAAATAAATCCGTCTAGCTTGCGGGCCTGCGCCCGTATCGCCTCGCTCCCGCAGTTCCGGCAGCGCCATGCTCTTATCGCGTCTAAGCTGCTCATGGCTTTACTTCCCTTGCGTGAGCCTATGCATTTAGCTTGCTGATTAACTCGTCTTTTGAGCGAGCTTTGATGGCCTCACCGGTCAGTTTTTTGTACTCGGCTTTTGCGGCGCTGAGGCTCCAGCCGTGAATGTCGACTAACTCAATAATTTTCTTTGCTGTGTTCATTCAGTTTTCCTCACTTAGTGATGTGAACTGCGTCTTTGCGTGTCTTACTCAGTGATAGATTGAATAATCAACATCGCTCGACGTGGGTTTATTGCGCACTCTTCCCTGATAATCTTTCTCAACGAGGCGGCGCGCATGCCTTGCTTCTTCGCCGCTGCCTTTAGCAGTTCATCACTGATGTGATTCAGCGCTTCCAGTGCTTCGGCCTTGCGCTCGTTGAATGACGCCGTGTTGGCCCTGTGAGCCTCAGCTTTCTTTGCTTTCTCTTCTGCGAGATAGACGTCGAGTTCTTTGTGAAAATCCACTCCACCGCGCTTGTTCAGCGGCAGGTTTAATATTCCGTGGTCTAGGGCCATAACTACCTCGCTGTCACGTTAGTTGTCTTACGATGCCCTGCGTTGTACATCGCTACCCGGGGTAGGCACATAGCCCCACAATCCTCCTGTGGCTGCCGTGGTGCTGCCGGGCCATCTATCAGGGTCAGCGCCTTGGCTACGTTCCCAGATACGCCCATAAGGCATGCTGAAACGACCCTCCCTAAACCTGCGTCACTGCCTTGACCTGCATTTGCTGCTGCATGTTTCTGGGCGCGTTTAATTTTCCAGCGTTGACGAGAATTCATAGTTACCTCCAGTAAGTGGCTTTGGTGGTGTGGCGAGCGATGGAGTCGAACCACCAAGCCCGCAAGACTTTTCGCCAAGGCGATCAAGCTCAGCACCATCGAATTGCTATCAGGGGGCCGCCGCCATTCCTGTTTACTATCGATGCCCGCGAGTTTCGCAACCTGCATTCACCACACCCCAAAACCACTTTGGTTCTGGCCTCCCCGAATCAGGGAGGAGCCTAATTGTTAAAGAGCGTGACACTGGCTAACTGCTGGCTTCGTGTCGGTGTTTCGTTTTGATGGAATGACTATACCCAAGGTTATAATGCATAGCAATACCCAGGGATATAAAATTAATACTCAGGGGTATAATTCTATGATAACAATGAGAAAAAAGTTTTTTTAATGTGGCGTTTAGCGGTTTGCTAAAAATATTCTGATGTTAGTCTTGATCTTTGGTCTGATGAAAGTCAGTATTATACTGTATATAAAAACAGTTAATTTGAAATTAACCATAAGTATCAAGATAGTGAGAGGTTTTTTATGCGTACAGCTTTTGTTCGCACTGGGGTCGGCAGGTATGAAGAGAGCGGGCCCACACCTCTAGTGAGGTGTAGGATTTATGGATTTTATCGCTTGAATGAGCGTGATAGATACACGACGACGCCGATAATCTTTGCGTCATCTCCTACGGGTATTAGGGGGACGCGAGGTTCACTTGAAATCAGGAAGCCGTTTTCTCCGCCAGTTGTAAACTTGTAGACGGACGCCTGATCCTTCACCTTGGCATATACGAAATCGTTGTGCCCAGGCGTTTCTAGGGTATCTACTACAATGATCGCGCCATCTGGAGCTTCAGGGTAACCACTGTCATACCTAAGCTTGTATGCTCGACAGTTAGGTGACTTTATAGTGTCTGGTACAGCAACAACATCCTTCGTCTCGCCGTTATCATCCCATAAGTTCACAATGAACAAGCCAGGGATGGCTTCTTTGTCATAAGTGGTGATTGCATTGCCGTTATCACTGTCACCGTCACGCATTGGGCCAATACCTTTGGCTAGCCACTCTGGGCGAACGCCTAGCACCGTAGAAATCTCAACGATTTTGGCTGAACTCTGCGTCTTACCAGTAACGATCTTCCAGATAGTCGGTTGAGCAATCCCAGCCTTCTCGGCAAGTGATGTCTGAGAGATATCACCAGCTTCCATCGCTATTTTTAGCCTTTCGGCAAGAGTTGAAGTATTCATACCGCCGAACATATAACCAGAGGTATCGACAGTCAAATATCCTGGGGTATTGCTATTTATTAAACCCACGGGTATTATTCCTTTAGATTAAACCGAAGGGAATTAATTATGGTCAATAAAGTTATACAAAAGGCCATCCTGGTGGTTGGTAGCCAGAAGAAACTGGCAAACGCAGTTGGAGTAAGTCAGCCAAACGTCTGGTGCTGGCTGCATAACAAGAAGCGAGTTTCTCCTGAAAACGTATCAGCCATCGTGGATGCAACTGATGGGAAAGTAAAAGCCTACGAAATCCGCCCGGATTTGCCAAAGCTTTTCCCTCACCCAGAACGCGCCGCATAGCACCACTGCTCTTTAAACAATCTGGCCGCCAGCCTGATTCGGGATGGCAAAACCAAAGTGGTCACCCCACAGGCTGATCACGTACTTAACCAACAGGGAAATTATCACTTATGGAAGTTGCAAAGACACGCAAAGCCGCTCTGAAGATCGAGAGTGCGCTATTGAACAAGATTGCTGTGAAAGGGGTTAGCTCTATCGCTGATGCGGTTGGGGTGGCTCCATCACAAGTAACACGCTGGAAGGAAAGCCTGATACCGCGCATGAGCATGCTGCTGGCGGTGCTTGAGTGGGGCGTCGTTGACGATGACCTTGCAAGGCTGGCTAAGCAAGTGGCGCAGCTGTTAACGCCCAATAAAAAACCCCGGTCGGCTAACCAGGGTTCTGAGCAGATAACTATGTCTTTCTAACGAGGTAATTATACATGAAGAAACGCAGGAATACCAAGCAGGAAGAGGAGCGGCGTCACCCAGATTGCCCCGACGAGCTGGTTTATTTGGCAGCCAATAACAAGCCGTTCGCTGAGCGGTTTATTGGCGTTTTCAGACTGGCTAAAGCAGGGGTGAAGAAAGATGAACGTCGCTAGACATTTAACGCTAGTCAGTACCTCTCCAGAGGTTGTGGAGCATCGCGTGGCTCAATTAGAGGATGGCTTTACGCGCGTAGCTAATGAGCTGCTAGACGCGGTCATGGCGTCTGGTTTAAGCGAAACGGAGATGTGCGTCGTGTTAGCTGTATGGAGAAAAACGTATGGCTACAGCAAAAAGATGGACTGGATCAGCAACGAGCAACTTGAGGCGATGATCGGTAAGCACCTTACTCATTGTTCAACAGCTAAGAACTTGCTTATCAACAAAAAGGTGCTTCTTCAGGAGGGCCGAAAAGTTGGCATGAACACTAACGTTGCTGACTGGAAAACCAAGATTAACGGATTCTGCAAAACATTAGCTAAACCTGCTAAGAAAACATTAGCAGAAGTCGCTAAATCACCTTTGCAGAAGGTGCTAACCACAAAAGACAATAATACAAAAGAAAAGAAAGATAATACCCAAACCCACGATGTGGGCTTGTCGGTGGAAGAGAAATTAACCCCAAGGCAGAAAGGCACCAACCCGAGAGCCAAGGGAACCAACCCGCGTTCCGCAATGCCAGCCTTCGACCGTGACAGGCTGAAAGACACATGGAACTGCAAAGCCGAGAGATACGGCTTACCGAAAATCCGTAGTGTGACTGATACCGTCGAGTCCGGACTAAAGCGCCTGTGGAAATCCTACCTCAAGCAGTGCAAAGACCTTGGTACCCAGCCGAATGAAATCGACACCTTCCTGAATGGCTATCTGGCCCACGGATACACGCCTACAAAATGGGCCTGCGGTGAAAACCCGGATGGAAAGCGATACGGGATCGAGACAGCTCTACGCCAAGAGAAAATTGACGAAATACTTTCCCGGGAGGAGTGATGGAAAGTTACGACTTCGAAGAACAACTCATCGGTTCGATGATGATCAAGGGCGATCACGTTGATTGCCGGGAAGTGGCCGGTAAGTTACCTGCCGAGGCTTTTGAGAATATCCACCTCCGCCACATGTACTCTGCAATCACCACGCTGCTGAACCAGGCAGAGCCAATCGACGCCTTTGCTGTGAAAGACAGCGTTCCCGACCCAAGCAAAGACTTTGTGCTGACCGTGTCGGCGCGGTGCAAGTCGGCGGCAAACATCCGGGCATGGGCCAAGCGTGTTCGTCAGTGCTGGATGATCCGAAAAGGGGTAAGCGACCTGCAGAATGCAATCACCATCCTGCAGAACGTTGGCACCCACGACATCAACGACCGCACTGCTGAGGTGGCTAGCATCCTGTCAAAGGTTCAATTCGAAACCAACGACAAGCTACCGCGCCGGATTGGGGATCTGCTGCCGGATTACATGGAAGTGCTGGAGAAGCGCTTGCAGGGTTCTGATTCTGGCATGTACCTGAAAACCGGTATTGAGCCACTTGATGACGAGTATGGCGGCTTTGACAGAACCGACCTGATCATCATCGCTGGGCGTCCCGGCATGGGCAAGACGGAGCTGGCAATCAACATCGCTAACTCAATCGGGCGGCAGAAGGGGAAAGGCCTGTTAGTGTCGATGGAGATGTCAGATATGCAGGTTGTCGAGCGCCACGTCGCAGACCGTGCCGGGCTTTCTATCGGCACATTGCGCAACCCCATCAACATGATTCAGGAACAATACACACGCCTCACAGGTGCTACCGGTACGCTGATGGACGAGAACAACTACGTGATAGACGGGGCATTCACCGTTGACGGCGCTATTGCCCACGCAGAGCGATTGAACATGGACGGCGGATTGAGCTTCCTGGCGATTGACTATCTTGGCCTGATAAACAAGCCAAAGGCCGAGCGTAACGACATAGCGATCGGGGAGATCACCCGCAAGCTTAAGCAGTTCTGCCTGCGTAGCAAGGTTCCAGTAATCCTTCTGTCTCAGCTTAACCGTGGCCCGGAAAACCGCCTTGATAAGCGGCCGGGGCTTGGCGACCTGAAAGACTCAGGATCTATCGAACAGGATGCTGATGTAATCATCTTCCCGTACCGCGATGAGGTTTACGACGAGAACAGCAACATGAAGGGCATTGCTGAAATCATCATTGGCAAATACCGGTCAGGCCAGCCCAAGACTTTTTACATGGGCTGGAAGAATGGTCACTTCGTCAATATCGACCAGGAAGAAGCCGCGCGGAAGTACGCCAACAACGAGCAGGAAACCAAGAAAGCCGAAGGGTGGAGATAACCATGGATAAGCAAACAGAGAGCCTAGCAAGACAGGAATTCGAAAAGTGGGTTGCCGGGAATGCCGAATGGCTTGACCTAACTCCCGATCAGGACAGCGTCTACCACGACGAAAGCACGAGATTTATCTTTGTCGTATGGAGCACGGCTTGGCTATCGAGCCGGGAGAATATCGTTGCTGAACTGCCAGATGAAGATGATTACGTGATGGATGAGGCTCTCGATTGCTTACACGATTGCAAGCAGTCGCTCCGGTCTATCGGCATCAGAATTAAAGGGGAAGGGGTATGAGTGAAGAGCATTTCAAACTTCGTGCCGATGGCTTGCCAACGCGTCGGGAGTGGGAAGAACAGGTTATCGAAGCAGCCCGCAAGTTCGTCAACTGCAAAGGCCGCTATCACTCAGAACAGAACATGACAGCTCTTATCGAGCTATTCAGACAGGAGCCAGAGAAGCCATGAAAGAACTAGACGATTTCACAGTAGAGCGGCTGACTGAACTGTCGATGCGGGAAAATTTACCTGAAGTAGCCGCGCTGGCCCGCATAGCTCTAGCAGCAAAGACAGCAGAGGAAAGTCACTCCCGACGTGAGGTGTGGGATGGCGGCAATACCTGGGTGCAGTGCTCCAAGCAAGCGTTTGACCGGCATGAGGCGGCGGGGAAGAGAGTGCGGGTGCTGTATGAGAAGGTGGTTCTGCCGAACTCTCCGGAATTACCGGATGGTTGGAAGCTGGTTCCAATCGAACCGACTGAGAGCATGGTCATAGATGGCTTTGAGTCAGTGCCCGACCAGTTTTTCAGTGAAGAAGATGAATGGAATGCCTACCAGAAAATGAGCGGGTGCCAGCAGGCCTCGCACCGTGCGAAATTATGTTGGGCCGCCATGCTCGGCGCAGCACCAAAACCGGAGAAGTAAGCCATGAAAGAATTTGGCCCGTACATTTTCGCCATGGGTATCGGTTTCCTTTGGGGATTCAATTTATTTTGGCTAACCCCAAAAGACGTACAGCGTATCAAGGCAGAGGGCGCTGTAGCTGTTTATGAAGGCAGAGCTACCTGTGAGAAGTCATTCAACCAATGGATGTGCAGCATGCCAAAGGAGTAACCAATGGAGGACTTTTGTTTACACAAAAGCACCCTCGGCCAATTCACCAAGCAACTCTTCGAACTCATCTCCAGCGGTAAGCGTTACCGGGTAAAAATATCCGAATGGCGTGACAAGCGCAGCATCCCTCAGAACTCCCTACAACACATGTGGTACGCAGAAATTAGCGCTTATCTAATCAAGCGTGGCAAGCCCTTTGCGTCTCCAGAGTGGGTTAAGGATGCGATGAAACACACATTCCTCGGATACGAAGAGCGTGAAATGGTCGACGTGAAAACTGGCGATAAGACAGCGGTTCGCACTCTACGGCATACAGCAGACCTTGATACAGGCGACATGCATTTCTACCTAACTCAGGTGGAAGGCTGGGCCATGAATATCGGGTGCAGGCTGACGGTGCCGAATGATTGCGAATACAACCAACTCAAACAGAAACAGGTGGCTTGATGAAACCAGAGTACGCAAGCAACACCCCGGCAGAGCACAAGGATCGGTGGCAAACCCCGATTGAAGTATTCGACGCGCTGGATTTGGAGTTTGGCTTTTGGCTGGATGCTGCAGCTGATCACCGTAACGCACTGTGCGCCAGGTATCTGACCGAAGTCGATAACGCATTGGAAAGCGATTGGGAAAGCCACGGAGCAATTTGGTGCAACCCACCCTACAGCGATATCACGCCATGGGTGTTAAAGGCCGCCGAACAGTGCCAGAAGCAACGCCAGCCGGTCGTAATGCTGTTACCTGCCGACACGTCAACGGGATGGTTTGCCACCGCGCTACAGACCGTTGATGAGGTTCGCTTGGTGACCGAGGGCCGGATCGGATTCATCAACTCAGCTACCGGGCTGCCAGGTAAGAATGGGGCAGGCAAGGGGAATATTTTCCTGATATGGCGACCATTCACCACTCCGCGCCGCCAGTTTACAACCGTCACCCGCGCAGCGTTACTCAGCGCCGGGAGCCAAGCGAGGGCCGCATGAGCAAACGAAGAAAATCAGCATGGGACAGACTAGAAGAGAGATTGATATTCAAGACGACCAGCAAGACACCCCGCAAGCCTAAGCAATCACCCGCAGACATTCCAACATACGACGCCGTTTGGCCGCTACTACAGAGTCGGTTTAACCGCGTACGGAGGACAAGATGAAATGCTGCAACTGTCCCAAAGAGCTATCAGATAGCGAGTGTTACATCTGCGAAGCCTGCAACCGGGAAATTGACCGGCGAGCAGACGAAACCATGGGCAACCAGGAGGAAGAGGATGGGAACGGCGAAGAAGCCTAAGCCGAAGAAGTGCCGCATATGCAAAACAAGATACACCCCTCGAAACACTCTTCAAATCGTTTGTAGCCCATCATGTGCAATTTTACACGCCAAACAGCAATCAGAGCTTAAGCAAAAGCAATCTGAGGCGAAGGCACGCGCCGAGTGGAACGAACGCAAGAAAAAGGTAAAGCCGTTAAGCCACTGGCTAAGCATGACCCAGCGGGCATTTAACGACTATATCCGGGCTAGAGATGAGGGTTGCGGGTGCATCAGCTGCGGCACGAAAACGGCAACGGAATATCACGCGGGACATTACCGCACCACGGCGGCAGCGAGCCAGCTCCGCTTCAATGAGGACAACGTATCACTACAGTGTGCCTCCTGTAACGTCCACCACTCCGGCGCTATCACCACCTACCGCATTAACTTGATAGCGAAAATCGGTCTTGAGCGCGTCCTAGCGCTTGAAAACAACAACACCCCTCACCGATACACCAGAGAAGAACTTGAAGCTCTCAGAGCGTCGTACAGAGCGAAAACACGAGCACTTAAGAAACTATCGGAGGCAGCCTAATGGCAACCGTATTTAACGATCTCCCATCTGCAATCGAAGAGGCTCGCTTTATGCGCAAGAAATATCACCGAGACTACGGCGTATTTCAGTGCACCGACGTGATGAAAGTAAAGCCAGCTTACAGCGGAATTATGCCGATGTTCACCACCAGGCACGACAAGCACGGCACGGTTAACACTGAGGTTAGGGTATGAGCATACGAGAGTTAAGCCTCACCAAAGAGCAGCATGACTGGCTCAATGGCTGGCTAGAACTGTGGGGAAGCTGGATTTATTCCGGGAGACTCGAAAAGCGCATGAGCAGCGTTATAGCTCAGTACATGGCGACAGTAGAGCCACAGCCTGGACTAAGCAGGCCAATGTGCAATGACGATGACGGAATGTTGATTTCTCAGGTCGTAGATTCCGTTCTCCGCATTGACGCAAAGGCCATGGGTATTCTGCTTAGTTACTACGCTCATGGATCATCTAAGCGAGCCATTGCATCGTACTATCACAAGACTGCAAAGCCCCGCAAAATCGACAGAGGTAGATTAGGGGAAGGGTGGCGCAAGCCATCAGAGGAAACTTGTCGCAAAGAGGTGGCTCAAATTATCAGCGCCAGCCTGTTCATGATTTACCAACCATTGCAAAATGCGTTCAACAGTCGCAAACGTGTCGCTAAAGTTTCACATATTGGCGATAAGTGGCTTGACAAGCTAATACCCATTTACCCATAATATGGACATAAGCTGCCGTTAGTGACTCTTAGTTGCGACGGCGGCTTTTCTCATTCTAGGGCTGCGCATATTGCGTGGCCTTTTTGCATTTAGCGGTCACGCCAAAACAGTCAATCACCCCAACACATCATCTATCGCTGAGTGACTACGGCGTGACGGCTATTCCCGTTCAAGTAAATCAGGCATCCCCTAAAGGGGGTAAGTATGCATCGCATGGATAAAGTCAGAGAGTGGCTCAGTATAGGCTTCGGTGGAGGAACGTTTATGGGAGGTGTCCTCTCACTTAACGAATGGGCCATTGTTATTGGTATCGTGTGTACCATTCTCACGCTGCTCATCAACTGGTATTACAAGCACAAAGAGCGCGAGGATCGGCGAAATGGCAATGTCACCAAGATTTAGGAATGGCGTTATTGCTGCTATCAGTGGCGGCGCTATTGCCATCGCATCTGCGCTTATCACCGGTCCAACCGGTAACGATGGGCTTGAGGGGGTGCGGTATAAGCCGTATCAGGATGTTGTTGGTGTTTGGACGGTATGTTACGGCCACGCGGGGAAAGACATCATGCTCGGTAAGGCCTACACCGAGTTAGAGTGTCGAGCGCTTCTCAGTAAGGACCTGAGCACTGTTGCCCGCCAGATTGACCCGTACATTCAACAGCCGATCCCTGAAACGATGCGTGGTGCGCTTTACTCGTTTGCGTATAACGTCGGTGCTGGAAGCTTCCAGGTCTCAACGCTACTGCGCAAAATCAATCAGGGCGACCAGCGAGGTGCATGTGATCAGTTGCTCCGCTGGACATACGCCGGTGGCAAGCAGTGGAAGGGGTTGATGAACCGGCGCGATATTGAGCATGAGGTTTGCACCTGGAGCCAGAAGTGAACAAGGCAGCTTTTGCTATTGCCGCTGTATTGCTCGGTCTGCTGGCTTACTTCGCATATGCCAACCAGGGATTACGCCATGAACGCGACGACCTACAGAAAACTAACGGCGAACTATCTCAAAGCCTCCGTATTCAATCCGACTTACAAATCCGCGCCAGCGCTATCGACACTCATCGCACAAGGGAATTAGCAGATGCCAAAAGTAAGATTGCTGATTTGCAGCGTGATGTTGCCAGTGGTGCTAAGCGGCTGCAGCTCAACGCCAGTTGTAAACGGGCCGCAACTGCCACCACCGGCAGCGTGGCTGATGGAACCAGCGCCCGACTTACTGACTCCGCTGAACGGGATTATTTCACCCTCAGAGAGCGAATCGAAACCGCTAGCAGCCAAATAGCTGGGCTGCAGGACTACATCCGCAACGTGTGCCTGGCTCAGTAGATATCACAGAGCAGCTTTGCATGATAATACCCGTGCCGCTCTAGTTGGAAATTAATTGGAAACTAAGTTTCTGAATAATTATCTGGAAACTCATTGAGATTTTGGTTTCTCAATAATTGGGTCGCCGGGCTGCGGTGTAATGCTTACCCGAAGGGAGAGTTAAGAGTGGCAAAAAAAACAAAGCTGAAGTGGCCGAAGCTGCCAAGTTTCCTGGTGCCGCTATTTCAGTCGGCAAACGTTTATTTATGTCGAACGCGTGAGGAATGGCGTCAAGCATGCGTCTATCTCGGAACCAGTCCGGACGGTATCGAGATGCTGCAAGGTGTGGCCACATGCTATAGGAACGAAAAGGATGGAGAAAACCTCTATCTCATCGGCGTATTCAATGACGACATCTCAACCCTGGTTCACGAATGTGCTCACATAGCTTTCTACACTTGCCGAGATGTAGGCGTGTCCGTCGAAGCTGATTCTGCCAACGAAACCTACTGCTATCTGCTCGACAGAATGGTAACTCATTTTTTGCCGCAATTTATGCCAGCAAAATAAACATCAACTAACAGAGCCAACTGACAGGGATAAGTCGTACTTCAGGAGACTCCCCTCTATGGGAATTATTCAAATGACAGAATTACAAGCCATGAACCTGGAGATCTTCCGTTTGGTCATGAGCGATACAGCTGCTGGTGAGAAGGCTATCTCTTTCATCGGCGGCGACCAGTTCAAGTATGAGCTGTTCAAAGATGCTTATGCAAAAGCGCAGGTAGAAGGTCAGCCAGTATCACGAGTCGATAAGGCTATCAAGCTGACCGAAGAAGCATTAACTATTTTCGAACCGGCATCCTAAGAGGTGAGCATGAATAGTCCATGGCCTTTGTACTCAGGCAATAGCGAAGTCGTTAATGCCATCGATATCACCTCAGTTAAGCAGTTGGATACCGGCTACGGTGAAATCACACCAACGAACAGCTTCCCGGTTGTGACGGTTACTGACGATTTCATGCAGCAATACCGGCCAGTGGCTACTGGTTACCTGGTGAGTCGTACCGGTGGCCCGATGTTCTACATGAGCAAGTCAGCGTTTGAGGCGGTGTACACCAAAAACGGTACCGGGGCTGCATGGGTAGACATTACCGGAAAGCCATCGACGTTTGCACCTGTAATTGGCACAACCTCAACTACCGCAATGGCCGGTAACAAGGTCCCAACCTCAACAGATCGCGGTGGTGTACTGCAACAAACAGCTATCGTTGCCATCACTGATTCATCTGGTGGCACATCAGGCGGCAATACGGTAGCGGCAGTTCCCGCAGCAACAGCGGCAACAACTGATACGTCAGCCGCTTCACTGGCGTCTACAAACGCAGCTATCACGGCAATCAAGAATGACTTTGCCACTTTGTCAGCTAAGTACAACGCATTGCTGGCTGCTGTGAAGGCTTCAGGTGTTACCGCATAACCAATTACACAGCCTATTCACCGAGTGGGCTGGATAATGAGTTATCATAATGAATGGCTAGGGTAGCTCCCGAAAAGCGGCATCGTCACCGCCTGCCACTCATCCTTTGACGAGCAACTAAGACGAGGTTGGTATGGATACTGATAAAAGCCAGTGGATTAGCGTTGATGATAGGCTTCCAGAAAGCAAAAAAGATATGTGGTCTAAAGACGTTATTGCGCTTAGTGATTCCGGTGACGTTTTCAGACTGGCATGCATGGGCGAATACTGGCAAAGGTCTAAGGCATTCATCGAGTCGGGTTCGAAAAAGATAACCCACTGGATGCCGCTGGTATACCCAGACTAAAAGAGAGGTCGCTAAGGCGGCCTTTTTTAATGCCTGCGATTTGAGTTAACGAGGATAGAGAGATGGCAGCACCAAAGGGCAACCGATTCTGGGAGGCCCGCAGTAGTCATGGGCGTAACCCGAAGTTTGAATCGGCTGACGCCCTGTGGACGGCTTGCTGCGAATACTTCCAGTGGGTAGAGGAAAATCCGCTGTGGGAAATGAAAGCTTTCGCCTATCAGGGTGAGGTAACACAAGAACCAATTGCCAAGATGCGAGCAATGACACTCACCGGGATGTGCATCTTCTTGGATATCACAAGGCAGACATGGGGAACCTTCCGGTTAATGGAAGGTTTTTCTGATGTCACGTCACGAGCAGAAGACATCATCTATGACCAGAAGTTCTCCGGCGCAGCAGCCGACCTACTGAACGCAAATATCATCGCCCGTGACTTGGGCCTCAAAGAGCAGTCGCAAGTTGAAGACGTGACACCTGATAAGGGAGATCGCGATAAGCGCCGCTCTCGGATTAAGGAGTTACTCAGCCGTGGTGGAAGAAGCGATCCTTGATGAGCTGACAGAAGATGAGCAGATAGAGTTGCTTGAGCTTCTTGAAGTCGAAGATGAATACCGTCGCAGTCACCAGCTTTTCGAATATGCGCCATATGGCAAACAGCGTGAGTTTATGGACGCCGGTGCCGAATTCACTGAGCGCTGCTTTATGGCCGGTAACCAGCTTGGGAAAACGTTCACTGGCGGTGCAGAGGTAGCGTTTCACCTTACTGGCCGCTACCCAGGAACGGCAGGCTATCCTGATGACGGTGCTTACAAAGATGATTGGACGGGTAGGCGATTCAACGAGCCGGTAGTGTTTTGGGTTGGCGGAGAGACGAACGAGACTGTAACTAAATCGACTCAGCGAGTTTTGTGCGGGCGTATCGATGAGGGGAATGAACCAGGATACGGCATGATCCCCAAGGACGATATAGTCAGCTATGTTAAGTCGCCATTTTTCCCTGGACTCATCGACCGCCTTCTCGTTCGCCATCATAACGCTGAAGGGGTGGAAGACGGAGCTAGTCTCGTATATTTCAAGCCTTATTCGCAAGGCCGGGCTCGCTGGCAGGCTGACACCATTCATGGCGTGTGGTTTGACGAAGAGCCGCCATATCCTATCTACAGTGAAGGTTTGACGCGTACCAACAAATACGGACAGTTTTCAATCCTGACGTTTACCCCGCTGATGGGTATGTCTGAAGTCGTTACCAAATTCACCAAGAATCCAAGTAAGGCTCAGAAGGTTGTCACGATGACAATCTACGATGCCGACCACTATAGCGACGAGCAGAAAGAAAGGATTATCGCCTCATATCCAGAGCATGAGCGTGAAGCTCGATCACGTGGCATCCCTACGATGGGTAGCGGTCGAATCTTCCAGATACCGGAAGAGACGATCAAGTGCCAGCCATTCGAATGTCCCGATCACTTCTACGTTATCGACGGTCAAGACTTCGGATGGGGTCACCCGCAGGCTCACATTCAGCTCTGGTGGGATAAAGACGAGGACGTTTTCTATCTTGCAAGGGTATGGAAGAAGTCAGAGAACACAGCCGTGCAAGCTTGGGGTGCTGTTAAGTCGTGGGCCAGCAAGATACCAGTAGCCTGGCCGCATGACGGACATCAGCACGAGAAGGGCGGCGGTGAGCAGCTAAAGGTTCAGTACGCAGACGCCGGTTTCCAAATGCTGCCAGAACACGCTACGTGGCCTGATGGCGGTAACGCTGTAGAGCCAGGGCTTTCTGAGCTGCGTGACCTCATGCTCGATAGCCGGTTCCGGGCATTCAACACTTGCGAGCCATTCTTCGAAGAGTTCCGCCTATATCACAGAGATGCGAACGGTAAGATTTCCAAGACAAACGACGACGTCATTGATGCCGTTCGATATGCCTACATGATGCGCCGTTTCGCCAAGATGATGCGCAACATCAGAAAGCCAAAAGAAAAGAAAATGCCCGCCCCAATTAAGCCGATTCCACGAGGTAGATAATGGCTGACGATGACAAGCTGCAAGCAATCCTGACGCTGTTTGATCGGGATTGGATGTCTAGCGATGAAGCCAGAACCGAAGCAACAAACGATCTGTTCTTTAGTCGTGTGTCGCAGTGGGATGACTGGCTGAACCAATACACAACGCTGCAATACCGTGGCCAGTTCGATGTAGTCCGCCCGGTAGTGCGTAAACTCGTCGCAGAGATGCGGCAGAACCCGATTGATGTCCTGTATCGACCGAAAGACGGCGCCAAGCCTGATTCCGCTGACACGCTTATGGGTATGTATCGCACTGACATGCGGCACAACTCGGCGAAGATAGCGGTGAACATCGCAGTGCGTGAGCAGATAGAGGCAGGTTTCGGTGCCTGGCGCATTGTTACCGAGTACGAAGACCAAGACCCGACCAGCAATAACCAGGTGATCCGCCGCATCCCAATTCACGAGGCGTCATCACACGTCATCTGGGACAGCAACAGTAAGCTGATGGACAAGTCTGACGCTAAGCATGTGACGGTGATTCAGCCGCTTAGCATTGCCGGGTGGGGATCGTTCGCCGCTGATTATGGCTTTGACGCTGACAGCATCCCGGACTTCCAGAGCCCGGATAGCAACTGGTTATTCCCCTGGCTGAACAAAGATGTCGTTTACGTCGGTGAGTTCTACGAGGTCGAAGAGAAGAAAGAGACTGTATTCATCTATCAAGATCCGCTTGGTGGCGAGCCGGTCAGCTACTTCAAACGCGACATAGCCGATGTAATTGATGAGCTGGCAGAGTCCGGCATGGTGAAGGTCGGCGAGCGCAAAGTTAAGCGCTGCCGCGTCTACAAGACAATCCTCACCAGTTCGGCAATCCTCAAGTCACGCGAGCTGATAGCCGGTGAGCATCTGCCAATCGTGCCAGTCTATGGCGAATGGGGCTTTGCTGGTGACAAAGAAGTGTATGAGGGCGTTGTCAGGCTGACGAAAGACGGGCAGCGTCTGCGCAACATGATCATGAGCTTCAACGCCGATACGGTAGCCAGAACGCCGAAGAAGAAGCCTTTCTTCTGGCCTGAACAAATCGCCGGTTATGAGCACATGTATAGCGGCACCGACGATTACCCGTATTACCTGGTAAACCGCACTGACGAAAACAACGGTGACCTCCCCGCACAGCCCATTGCTTACATGGAGAACCCGGAAGTATCCCAGGCCAGCGCATACATGTTGGAAGCGGCCACTAATGCAGTGAAAGAAGTGTCACAGCTTGGCGTTGATTCTGACGCTGCCAACGGGCAAGTGGCGTTTGATACGGTCAACCAACTGAACATGCGGGCCGACCTATCGACCTACGTGTTCCAGGACAACCTGGCCACCGCAATGCGTCGTGACGGGCAAATCTACGCATCCATGGTTAACGATATCTACGACGTCCCTCGCACCGTTATGACCACGCTACCTGATGGCAGTGAGAAAGACGTGCAGCTGATGTCTGAGGTTATCGACTACCAGACCGGGCAGTCAGTTGTGCTTAACGATGTGCGTGGACGGTATGAAACCTATACCGATGTTGGCCCGTCATTCCAGAGTATGAAGAGCCAGAACCGAGCGGAGATCCTTGAACTGCTCGCTAAGGTTCCACAGGGTACGCCTGAGTTCCAAATGCTCATGCTGCAATACTTCACGCTGCTTGATGGTAAAGGCGTGGAAATCATGCGCGAGTACGCTAACAAGCAACTCGTCACGATGGGCCTCAAGAAACCTGAGACACCTGAAGAAATCGAGATGGTGCAGCAGGCGCAGCAGCAACCGCAAGAACCAAGCGCCGAGATGGTTCAGGCTCAGGGTGTTCTGCTTACCGGTCAAGCCGATTTGCAGAAGGCTCAGAACGACCAGGCTCGCATTCAGGTCGATGCATTCAAAGCACAATCTGATGCACAAGTGGCAGCGGCGAGAGTTGTTGAAATCCTCGCATCTGCTGACAGCACCAAGAAACAAGACGTCATCAACGCACTTAAGTTGCTTAGCGACTTCCAGAATAAGCAGGGCGACGCAGCCCGTGCCGACGCTGAGCTTGTCCTTAAGGGACAAGAGCAACTCCACTCAAAACGCATGGACTTAACCGGCCTCATGCAGCAAGCAATGCAACCTTCCGGCAGAGCAGCCGAGATTCCTCAATAAGAGAGAGCTAGACATGGACAAAACCACCGAAATTCAGGCAACTGAAGAACAAACCCTGCCCGTTACACAACAGGGGGCACCTGTAGTTAATCAGCCAGATGTTAATGCCAACTCTGGCGAAGGGCAGGAAGAGGGCTTCGAGATTGTCCTGAGTGGCAATGAGAAACCGAAACAAGACCCGGCAACTAACGCGCAATTTGCAGCAAAACGCCTGGAACGCAAGCGTCAACGTGAGCTTGAGCAACAGATGGAATCTGTGAAGCGTGGCGAGGTGCCGGAGAACCTACGGGTTACCCCTGAATTGCCAAAGCAGCCAGACGTAAACGACTTCCTTTCGGATGAGGCGCTGGCTAAGTACGACTATGACCAATCTCGCGCCCTGGCGGCATTCAGCGCTGCCAATAGCGATTGGCAGGTCAAGGCTATGGATGCTCGCAGCAATGGCGTAGCAGAGCAAGGCCGCAAGATTCAGGAGTTCACCCAGCAATCAGCGCATTACGCCGATGCAGCCCGCAAACACTATGACGCGGCGGAAAAGCTCAACATCCCTGACTTCCAGGATAAAGAGGACGCATTCATGCAGTTGGTGCCACCGCAAGTTGGTGCCGACATCATGGCGCTTTTCCCTGAGAAATCCGCCGCGCTCATTTACCACCTGGGCTCAAACCCAGAGAAAGTTCGTGGCCTCCTGGCTATGAACGGGCAGCAAGCGCTGATTGAACTCACTCGGCTATCAGAACGGTTAACTCTCAAGCCTCGCGGTAAGCAAGTATCCGGCGCACCTGCGGTCGATGAGCCTATCAATGGCTCAGTCACTGCAGCAAACGTGGCATCTCTCCAGAAGAAGATGGAAGAGGCCGCAAGCAAGGGCGACACGGAGACCTACCGCAAGATTAAAAATCAGATTAAAGGAATCAAATAATGGCTCTTAACGAAGGTCAAGTAATCACCTACATGGTCGATGAGATTATCGAGACCGTGGAAAACCTCACGCCAATGGCTCAGCGCGTTGGCAAATACACACCGCCAGCCGGTGACATGCAGCGTTCACAGAACACCGTGTGGATGCCGCTGGAGCAAGAAGCACCAACGCAACAGGGCTGGGATTTGACCGGCCAGGCTACCGGCATCCTGGAACTGTCTGTTAAGTGCAACATGGGCGTCCCGGATAACGACTTCTTCACCCTTCGCGCTGATGATCTGCGTGATGAGCGTTCACTGCGTCGCCGCATCCAGGCATCCGGCCAGAAACTGGCTAACAACGTGGAAACCTCGATCGCCAAACAAGCTGTTGAAATGGGCTCACTGGTTGTTACCAGTTCAGACCCGATCGGCTCAGCAACCACTGGCTGGGATTTCATCTCCGAAGCAGAGGCACTGATCTTCTCTCGCGAGCTGAACCGTAGTTCTGGTCTGTCTTACTTCTTCAACCCGACCGACTACCGTGGTGCTGGGCAGGATTTGACCGGCAAAGACTTCTTCGGCCGCATTCCTGAAGAAGCCTACAAGTCAGGCACCATCCAGCGCCAGGTGGCAGGCTTTAACGACGTGCTTCGCTCTCCGAAAATGCCAACGCTGCCAGCTTCAACGGCAACAGGCATTACCGTGGCTGGCGCGCAGAAGTTCAAGCCTCAAGCGTGGGTTGCTGATACCGATGGTAACCGTGAGAACGTGGACAACCGTACCGCAGTGGTAACGCTGAGTTCCGGCACTGGCCTGAAGCGTGGCGACAAGATCTCCTTCACCGGCGTCAAGTTCCTGGCGCAGATGGCGAAGAACGTGCTGACTCAGGACGCGACTTTCTCAGTCGTTGCCGTGAACGGTGCGCAGGTCACTATCACACCTAAGCCGGTAGCGCTGGATGACACTTCACTTCTTCCAGAAGAGAAAGCTTACGCCAACGTTAACACCTCCCTGGCTGACACAATGACGGTGAACATCCTGAACACCACGACCGCACAGTCAAACGTGTTCTGGGCTGATGACTCTATCCGCCTGGTGTCTCAGCCGATCCCAATCAACCACGAATTGTTCTCTGGCATGAAAACCCAGAGCTTCGCAATTCCGAACGTTGGGATTAACGGCGTAGTGGCCTACCAGGGCGACATCAGCACCCTGACCGGTAAGTGCCGTATTGCGCTGTGGTATGCACCAACGGCGGTGCGTCCGGAAGCAATCGGCGTCGGCTTGGCGAATCAGGCATAACCAAAGGGGCTTCGGCCCCTTTCTTATTTGGAGCAGAACATGACACAGATGGTGTTTCGCCATGGCGATAACGAAGTGTGGAAGGGCGTTGGTTACGACTGGGAGATCATTCCTGAAAGTGAGCTCCAGGAATATCTCGATGCGGGATGGTTTGCCCATCCGGATGAGTTGTTGAAATCATCTGCTGAGCCTGAGCCTGAGCCTGAGCCTGAGCCTGAGCCAAAGAAGAAACCTGGCCGCCAAAAGAAGGTGAGCACTGATGAACCTGACAACGAAGGGTGATCTGGTTAATGCGGCCCTGAGAAAAATCGGTATCGCATCAAATGCAACGCTGACCGACGTCGAGCCGCAATCAGTCGAGGACGCTGTGAATGACCTCGAAATGATGATGGCCGAATGGTACGAGTACGGGAATGGGATCGACGTTGGCTATCTGTTTTCTGCTGATGATGTTGCGCCATACCCTGGTGATGACCACGGTTTGAAAATCGGACACCTCAGCGCCGTTTATCACAACCTCGCTGTGCGCATTGCTCCTGATTACGTGATGGAAGCGATGGGTAAAGTTGTCGCCACCGCACGTTACGGCAAAGAGCTTCTCGTTAAATCATCAGCGGCCAGCAAGGCCAAGAAAGCCAAAGCCCAGGCGGGTTATCCGAATCGCATGCCAATCGGCTCTGGTAACCGGCTATTAACGCTGAACGGCCATAACTATTTCCACAATAGGGATGAAGATAATGCCGACGACTCAACTCCCCCTGGCTAAAGGGCTCGGAAAAGACTACCGCAACGCTGACTATGTTGATCTGCTGCCGGTGAATATGTTGGCGACACCGAAAGAAGTCCTTAATGCGTCCGGCTATCTGAGGTCGTTTCCTGGCATAGCCAAGCGGTCGGATGTCGCTGGTACATCGAGAGGTTCAGAGTTCAACACAGTTCAGAGCGTAGTTTATCGAGTGCTTGGCGGGAAGATTTACAACGCCAGCACTGAGCGTGGAGATGTCGCCGGAAGTGGTCGCGTTAGCATGGCTCACAGCGCCACCAGTCAGGCTGTAGGCGCTAACGGAGCAATGACGCTCTATCGGTACGATGGCACCAATAAAACGCTACAGAACTGGCCTGAGAGCATCGGTGATGTGACATATGCCCAATACGACATTGGCAGCGTTCGCGATATCTGCCGGGCGCGCGGTCGGTATGTTTGGGTTAAGGACGGAACGCAGACATTTGGCGTTACCGACCTTGAGGACGAGTCGCACCCTGACCGGTTCCGCCCATTCTATAGTGCAGAGTCTCAGCCTGACGGAATTATCGGCTGCGGCGTGTGGCGTGACTTTGTGGTGATGTTCGGTAGCAGCACAATTGAGTATTTCTCCCTTACCGGCGCAACAGATACGACGTCCGCAATTTACGTCACCCAGCCGTCGCTGATGGTGCAGAAGGGTATTGCAGGCACTTACTGCAAAACTGAGTTTATGGACTCGCTTGCATTCATCAGCAACCAGGCAACTGGCGCACCTTCGATTTATGTCATCAACTCTGGGCAGGCATCGGGCATTGCCACGGCAACCGTTGAGAAGGTTTTGCGCGGTTACACGGCAGAAGAACTGGCAACTGGTGTGCTGGAGACAATTCGCTTCGATTCCCATGAGCTGCTGATCGCCCACCTACCGCGCCATGTTCTCTGCTATGACGCCTCCGCAAGCCAGAGCAGCCCGCAGTGGTGCATTCTCAAAACCGGCCTGTTTGATGATGTGTATCGCGGCATCGATTTCCAGTTTGAAGGCAATCAAATCACCGTTGGCGACAAGGGAGAATCGGTGACCGGCCAGCTTAAGTTTGACGCATCATCACAGTACGAAAAGCAGACCGAGCACTTGCTGTTTACTCCGATGTTCAAAGCAGACAATGCCAGAGTATTCGACTTCGAGCTGGAAGCAGCTACCGGGGTATCTCAATTTGCTGAGCGGTTATTCATCTCTGCAACCGCAGATGGCTCGAACTATGGTCGCGAGCAAATGATTGACGCCAACGCTCCGTTTATCTACGACAAGCGCGTCCTGTGGCGTCGCATAGGTCGAGTTCGCAAGAACATCGGGTTCAAGGTCAGGGTAATAACGCGCTCGCCTGTAACGCTCTCAGACTGCTCTATCCGGGTGGAATAATGGCTGATGACAACTTAAACGTGCCTGTCGTCGTGCAGGCCACGCGCATTGACGCAACGCTACTCCCTAAAATCTTCTCGCAACCTTACTTTCTCTATGTCGTTCAGCAGGGAACCGACCTGGGTAATGTGGCGGGGAAAGCCAACGAAGCCGGCCAGGGTGCTTGGGATGCGCAGGTAAAGAACGACGAGCAGGATTTGGTGCTGGCTGACCATGAAGTGCGCCTGGATGCTGCCGAAGCGACACTGATTAATCATGAGGCTCGCATTACTGCCGCTGAAGCCACGCTCGTCAATCATGAAGAACGCATTACGGCGGCCGAGGCTGAGCTTGTTGATCACGAAACACGCATCACCCAGAACACGACTGATATAGCAGCTCTCACTGTGAGAATGGTAACCGCCGAAAGCGCCATCACCAGTCTACAGACCAACGTTGCCACGCTGACAACGCGAGTTACCACGGCAGAGGGAAATATTGTCACCCTGCAAACGAACCTTGCCGCACTGACAACGCGTGTAACGACTGCCGAAACCAATATCACCAACTTGCAAGCCAGCGTGACGTCGCTACAAACGCAGGTGACAGCGCACGGCACACGTTTAACCGCGCTGGAATACAAAACCACGCGCAAGAAGTCAGAACTTACATTTACCGGTATATCGCTCAACATCCCGACTACAGCTACGAACCTGGTCACGCTGCTGAAGGCATTAACGCCAACATCAGGCACCTTTGCGCCGTTCTTCGACACTACCGCTGACAAGATGGTCGTTTTTAACGAAAACAAAACGGTCAACTTTAAGCTGTCGATTATCGGCGCCTGGACTGGCGGGACGACAAACCGGTCAATGCAGCTGACATTCTCCGGCGCAGTTCCTGACACACTCGTTGTCAGCCGAAACGCCGCCACTACCACTGACAACGTGCTGATGGCGACATTCTTCAGCGTTGACCAGGGCGGCTTCCTCGCAACAAACGGCAGCACGATGACCATCCAATCCAACGGCTCAGCCTTCACGGCTACCACCATCAAGATGATCGCGGAGCAGTAGCATGGAAATCAAGCTAATCGAAAACCCAGTTAAGTTGCAGGCGTTCCTAAACGATCAGGCTAACACCGGAAATATAGTGGACAACGGCGATCGCTACTTCATCAAGCCGGATGCTGTTTATCTCGGTATCTATGAAGGCTTAATGCTCGTCGGGGTGCATGAAGTGCGCAACTTTTGGCATGGAGTTGTTGAGTGTCACGCCATCTATAATCCCGGCTTCCGTGGCCAGTATGCGCTTGAGGGTCACCGGCTTTTTTGTCGCTGGCTACTGGCGAACTCCCCATTCACGAACAGCATCACCATGGTGCCTGACACCACAAAATACGGTCGAGCGATTATTCGTCTGCTCGGTGCTACGCGAATTGGACATCTTGATGATGCCTATCTCAGCAACGGTCAGCCGGTTGGCGTAACGCTTTACCAGCTCAAGCGCTCCCAGTATGAGGACATGCAAAAATGCTAATTTTCCAACTAATGAATAAGGTGCGTGATCGTGCTGTGCTCTGCAAGGGTGGCGGCGACAATGGCGCAGGTGCTCAAGCGGATGCGACTCGTGAAGCAACGGCGCTTCAGCGTGAGATGTGGCAAACCAACATGCAGAACCTTGCGCCATTCACACCACTGGCGCAGCAGTATGTCAGTCAGTTGCAGGGACTATCATCACTGCAAGGACAACAGTCGGCGCTGAGTGATTATTACAACTCTGGACAGTTCAAAGACATGTCTAATCAGGCGCGTTATCAGCAGCTTGCATCTGCAGAAGCAACTGGCGGGCTTGGCTCCACTGCTACCGGGAACGGCCTGGCTGCGATAGCTCCCATGCTTGGCCAGAACTGGTTAAGCGGACAGATGAACAACTACCAGAACCTGGCGAATATTGGCTTGGGTGCTCTTCAGGGCCAAGCAAGTGCGGGTCAGAACTACGCAAATAACACCGGTCAGCTTCTTCAGCAACAAGCATCATTATCTGCTGCTAATGCTAATCAGCCATCAAAGTTTGGCGGGGCATTGCAAGGCGCGGCAGCTGGTGCAGCGGCAGGTACAGCGATAATGCCCGGGTGGGGGACAGCCATTGGGGCGGGCGTTGGTGCTCTTGGCTCATTGTTTTAAGGTGGGATTATGGCTACTTGGCAGCAGGGTAATTCAGGCAGTTTCCTAGCAGGGATTGGGTCAAACAATACCAACGCCCCACAGGCTAGTGATATTAATGCCACGCTTGGCATGATCCGCGACAATAACGACCGCGAACGGGCCGGGGAGAATAACCTCGGTATGCAGCTGGCAAACGCAACGGGGTCAATCTTCAACTCCTGGAAGCAGGGCCAGCAACAACAGCGGCAAGGTGAATTCCAAAAGGCCTATGCGGGTGCCTATGCTTCAGGCGATAGAGGGGCCATGCGCCAACTGGCTGCCCAATACCCAGAGCAATTCGAAGCCGTACAGAAGGGCATGGGATTTATCGATGATGACCAGCGTAACACCGTAGGCAGCTTGGCGGCATCAGCGAGGCTGGCGGCACAGTCTCCTGAAACAATGGGGAAGTGGCTACAGTCTAACGCTGGTGAGCTAGCCAGAGCAGGCGTAAACCCTGCTGACGTGGCGACAATGTACCAACAAAATCCCCAGGGCTTTGGGGAGTTTGCAGATCATCTTGGCATGGCAGCCATCGGCCCGGAGAAATACTTCGAATTTCAAGATAAGGCTGTTGGCCGCGACATTGATCGCGGAAAGCTAGCCGAGCAGGTGCGCAGCAACAAAGCCGGTGAAGGGCTACAGGCTCGCGGGCAGGATATCCAGATTCGCGGGCAGAATATCAGTGCTCAGAATGCAGCGCTTGATCGCGAAATAAAGCGGGCGGAAGTTCAGGACAAAGTCCTCGATAGACAAATTGCTCGCGAAACAAACGCAATCAAGCTTGAAGAGTTAAAGCAAAAGCAAGTTGATGTAAGGCAAAAGGCTGAGGTGGCCCGTGCTGACCGCCAGGCAACCGCTCAGGGGGCTATAGATACTTTCGACACCGCGCTAAATTCGCTAAAAACCATTACGAGCAGTCCAGGATTAAGCAAGGCCGTTGGCTTCAACTCAGCGTTCCCTACAATTCCAGGCTCTGATGCTGCAAACTTTGAGGCTCAACTCGATACCTTCAAAGCTCAGACGTTTTTACCCATGGTCCAATCTCTTAAAGGGATGGGGGCGCTATCTGACGCGGAAGGTAAAAAGCTGTCCGACGCAGTTGGGGCGTTAAGCCCGAAAATGAGCGAGGAAGCGTTTAGAAAGTCTGCCGGTACGATTGAGAAAACGCTGCAAAACAAGCTGCAGAACGTCAAGAAGCAATACGGGTATCAGGATCCTGTCCAGGCTCCGCAATCTACCCAGCCAGCTCAACAGGCTGGTTTCTCCAGTCTATGGGGTGAATGATGGCCAAAGCATGGAAGGATGTAATCGCATCCCCTCAATTTCAACAGTTACCACCGGATCAGCAGGCGGCGGCGCAAGATCAGTATTTCAATGAAGTTGTCGCCCCACAAGCGGGTAATCAGGCTGAAGCCGCACGCCAGCAGTTCTTTGCAGCGTACCCTCCTGCAGTGGCCGCACAGGCTCAGCAAGAGCAGCCAACAATGGCCCAGCAAATCGGATCCGGCTTAGCAGAGACTGGAAAAGCAATGCTACAGGCTGGCGTGAATGTCGCAAACATTCCAGCCGAGATCTCCGACGCTCTTACCAGTGCGGGCGCGTGGGCTGAAAAGAAACTAGGCTTGGGCGATGGTGCATTTACGCCATCACCAAGAATTACTACTCAGGGTCTTGCTTCTGATTTTGGTTTGCAACCAAATTCTTTAACGCCACAGTCAACTGAAGGTAAGATCTTCGCTGAAGCGTTGCCTTATCTAACTCCTGTATCAGCATCTCGCTTTGGTGCTGCAGCTCCGACGCTGGCTGGAAGGGTTACCCAAGGGGCATCCCGCCTGCTCGCAGAGAACGCCACCGGAGCCCTGGCGGCAAACAGCGGTGAAAATGGCTCTATGGGTGGGGTACTCCAAGACCTGGGTATTGGTGTCGCTGCTGGCGGCGCAGTTAATCTTGCGGCGAAAGGAATTGGCGCAGCCGCGAAAGCCTTCGGGAATCGTGGGGTAGAGGCCGCAGGGGAAAACCTGCGAAACGTGGTGACCCAGGGGGCGCAATCTTCCGACCTGGGCGCTACCGCCAGAACCATAGCAGAATCCCCAGACTCCTCCCTCTTATCTCGCAATGTAAGCGTACAAGGCGCAGGTGGTGAATCGGCAAGTGTTACCCCACAGGCGTATCGTGCCGCCGAAGAGGTAAGGCCAAATCAAAGCACCATTGATGCAGCTAAGCGCCTGGGGATGGAAGAGCAGTTACTTCCTTCCCACTTCTCTAAAAACCCAACATACCGGGCCATAGAACAGGGGCTAAAATCGGTTCCAGCAAGCCAACTGGCCGCGCAGGAGCATGTGGCGATCAACTCATTGGCTCAAAAGGCTGACGACCTGATTGAGCTTGCAGGGGGCACTTCAAACAAAGTAGGGCTCTCCGATAAGTTTAAAACAGAGTCCATAAAAGCCATTGACGATCTAACTAAGAAATCCGATGCCATCTACGGGGAAATTAGCAGCAAAATACCGGCTAGGGCTCCATCTGTTGCCACAAACACCATATCAATGTTGAAGAGTAAGGCCAAAGATCTTGGTGGCGTTGAGAACCTCTCACCGGCTGAGAAGATGATTTTCTCCAAGCTTGGCAAAAAAGGCACAACTCCAACCTATGCATTGCTCGATAACACGCGCAAACAGATTGGTGCGGCAATCAGTAAAAATGAGGGCCCATTCAAAGACCAGACGTCAGCCGAACTAAAGCAGCTATATGGCGCAATTACGGACGATCAGAAGGTAGTTGCTGCGGCTCATGGCATGGGGGACAAGTGGGATGTGGCTAAAGGGCTGGTTTCACAGCGCAAGCAGCTTGAGGATCACATGGTCACTGCTCTGGGTAAGGATCTCGGCGGCACGTTTACATCTCGACTCTCCCCAGCCATTCAGGGGCTGAGAAAAGGTAACGTTCAGCAGTTCAACACACTGATTGCAGCAACTCCGCCACACATGCGGCAGGAGGTTGTAGCGTCTGCGCTGAATGACGCCTTTACGCTGGGTTCAAGAAAAGAGCAGCAACTCAACATCCCTGGTTTTGTAGACTGGTACTCTGGGGCTAAGCGCAGCGGGGCACTTCCTGCCGTGACAAAGCATCTTCCGGCAGATGCCGCTAAGCGCCTAGACGACATTTATGCAGTTGCTAACGGCATTCGTGTGGCTAAGTCAAGCGAGATATCGACCGGTAGAATTCAGTCGCTTCTCGACCAGTTCGACAAGGATGGAGGGATGATCTCGAAGGTGTACAACATCGGCAAAAAAGCGGCAGCAGCTGAAGGGGTGACATCTTCATTGGGTGCTCCTGGTATTGGCACCGCATCTGTCATCGCCTCAACGCTCGCCGGGAAGAAAACGGCTCGTACCGTGGCTGCAGATCAACTGATCGCATCCAGTAAGTTCAGGAATGCAGCTCGACTAATGGCGTCAGGAGACTCTATCAGATTGGCCTCTGCACGAGAGGGGGTTCAGAAGGCGCTAACTAAGAGTAGAGAGTATCAGCGCTGGGCTGCCACTCTCGATAATCCGACGCGGCAGGCCATCGCCAAGGTTGGGCTGTTGAATTGGCTCGGAGGTACGGCAGAAGAAAAATAGTAATCAGCCACGGATGGCTTAAAAGCAACTCTGGATATATCATCTTTGCTATAAACCAATAGAGGGATTCCAGTGAAAAAGCTTACTTATATTCTTGCTGCGATTGCGTTGCTTTCTGGCTGCGCTAACTCATCAAAAACCTACACTCCAGATGGGCGTGAAGCTTATTCTATAGATTGCTCAGGCCTAGCTAGAACATGGGGTATGTGTCTGGAGAAGGCGGGTGACCTATGCGGTGCAAAAGGGTATGACACTTACACCATGGCAGGCGACAAGGGTTGGGTGGCAACAGCTCAGCCAGATTTCGCTATGGGCGGCAGCACTATTTCACGCAACCTTCTTGTAGCATGTAAGAAATAGCACACCCTATGCCACGGATGGCTCATTGCCCATAAATGCACGAATAGTTAATAGGGCCGTTAGGCGTGTAACAATTATTCTTCTGCTCAGGAGCGATGATAATTGTTTGTTGTTGCTGCTGCGTTCTCTGCCCTTGCTGGATTTTCTCCCTTATTGACGACGCAACATCTGGTGGTCTCCTCGTATTGGCTGACAAATATTCGTTGTTTAGCGTCGCGTATTTTTCCTGTAGAGCCAAGGCTGCATCTTCGTCATGCATTTCCCCTCGGCGAACCCTACCGGCTAAACTATTTGCCGTAGCGACGTAAATTTTTGCTTGAGGGCTGCTGTAGGTAAGATCATCAGCCTTTACGCTTTTGGATAAGCATGACGCCATCTCGGTAAATTTGTCGAAATTCTTTTCACAAGTGCTTTGATAGTCAGCGATAGATACGGCTGACGCAACACCTGGAACAAGAAATCCGAAAGCGATTACTAATAACTTCACCACAGCCTCCTATGTTTAAAACAAAACCCGGCTGTGCACCGGGTTATTTTTTATCAGCATACATCTGCACGAGCGTTTCGAAAACCATCTTCTTGACGGTTTCCGCCTGCTGATCGGCTATCTTTTCTGCGTCGCTCCGGTAGCCACTGACGGGCGACGGTTGCGACAGGGCATCACGCACTATCTGCACCAGTTCGGCATTGAGAGAGCGGCCATTGAGTGCAGCACGTTGCTTAACCTTATCCTTCAGCTCTTTAGGTAAGCGCAAATTGAATTGCGGGTCTTCTCTTGTCATTTGTTGATACCTCACCAATGGGTGGATCGGCATCATATGATCTACTGTTTTTATAAACAATAAGACCACTGTGGTCTTAAAAATCATTAACTAAGACCACCGCAAGCCTCGCCTTGTGGGGTTTCTGCACACCTGGAGAAAACTAAATGGCTGACACTACTGCGCCAAATATTATCGTTTCAATGCCTATCCAGCCCTTCACTTTGCCAAGAAAGTTTGGTTCTGTGTTCAACGGCCGGATATACGTGGGGCAGGTAGACACCGATCCGAGCATTCCGTCAAACCAGGTGCAGGCGTATGTGCAAAACGAATCTGGTGACATTATCCCTGTCTCGCAACCCATCATAACTAACCAAGCTGGTTTTCCGGTTTACGGGGGGCAGCTTGTTACTGTTTTGACAGGCTCGGCTTACAGCATGGCTGTGTACGACCAAAACAATGTCCAGGCGTATTACTGGCCTAACATCCTCCGGTACGACGGCAGTCAAGTTCTAAACATCCTCAACTCATATACGGGTGGCGGTTACGTCGGTGAGGTGCCAAGTGTCGCCGTTCTGCGAACTGTTAGCGGCCTGTCTAATGGTGATCGGCTGTGGTTGCGTGGCTATTATGGCACAACGCCGGGGCAGGGATTCGGTGACTTTGTCGCTGACACTGCTGACACAACAACGGCAGATAATGGGGTGTCTGTCATCGTTACCGGTACAGGATTGCGCTTAAAGCGAAAACTTGACGGTAACGCTGTGACGCCTGAAATGGCTGGGGCGGTTCGTGGCGGTGATGCCAGGGCGGCAATCGTGGCCGCTTTCGCTGCTGGTTATGATGTTAACGGCGGCGACGGCCAATATCGCCTTTCTGACAAAATTGAAGTGCCCGCAAACAGAAGCCTCACTGGCTGTTCATTTACGCTGGACAACAAAGCCTATTCTGACGGTGCGGTGTTTGTGAATAGCGAGTCTAACGTCGATGTGCAAATCATGGGTACATCACCAACGGGGCTTTATCCAAATTCACAAATTGCTGTGCGAACGGCGGAAGGCGCATTTGGAGCAAGGATCAAAGTAATCGCTGATGGCGTTAACATGGCGGCGTTTGGTAATAACTGCTCACAGTGTGACTTTGACGTGTCTGCGTTCAATATAAGCGGCGATCCAAATATGTCGGAGGGCTACGGGCTGCTGCTTGCAAACTCATCTAACAACAATGTGGCAAGCGTGATCGGAAACAACATTTCGCGCCACGGGCTATATATCTCAACGGGCTCATCTGACAACATCGTAACAGTATCTCTGAGCAATGTTGTGAACAAAGCGTCAGTGAATATCAACAGCAGACCGAATCAAGCGCTGTGCGAAAACAACCAGATTTCAGGGATGATCATTGACCCGTTCGTAGGTGTTAACTTCTTCGTAGAATCAGCCGGAGGGCCAAATACGGGCGGCGGCATTCGAAACAACAAGCTGATTGACTTGACCATTGTCTGCAAAGAGGGTGTCACGCAGAACGCGATACTGTATGAGGCTACAAGCGAATGCGAAACAGCTTATGGTAATGGCTGGCGTAACGTGCTGATCACCGGGGTGTGTGAGTCTACGACTCAACCAGTAATTCGCATTGTTAACATGCCACGGTTTGACAGTTCGGGCATTAAGGCTCGAGTGGTTGCGAAATCGCGGATTCTTTCGATTGAAAAGGCCAATAGTGCAGACATGGGGACAATGCGTTTACGTAATGTAGACATCTTGACCCTATCTAACGTCGTTGGCGTGTATAACAACGTTGATACTGGGCTGCTGGACTTCACCGGTGCTGATGTTATTACCGCAGGGACAGCTTTCCAGTTCTCGGGAACGTCGCAAAACAACGTGGTAGGGGCAGGGAAAGAGGAATGGCAAACCGTATCGGGCACAGTACCGGCGAACGGATCCCTTGTAGTCCCTGTGACATTCAAGCGGCCGTATTTCACCGCCAGGGCGAATGTCACGATCTCGTCAGCTTCAAACTCCACGGATAGATGCAATGCTAACTACTTTGGCTTGACAGCTACCGGCATGAGCGTGCGGTTGATTAACGGAACCGCGTCAGACCAAACACTTTCTGCCGCTGTGTCGGTATCTGGTCTCTGACAGAAAACGCGCTTTTATTTTGTGTACATAAAAGCGCGTTTTATTTTAAGTTATTTCGCCATCTATCCAATCTGCCCACCACTGCATCATTTCCCTGCGCTTATCCAGGTATTGCGCGTGGTTGTAGATACCTCGGATAGAGCCGCTGTCAGTGTGCGCCAACTGCCTCTCAATGGCATCATGCGGCCATTCGTGCTCGTTCATGATGGTGCTGAACTGGTGACGGAAGCCGTGTCCGCTGGCTAGTCCTTCATAACCGATCTGGCGAATAACCAGCAGGACCGCGTTCTCGCTGATCGACTTCTTTTTGTCGTTGCGCCCGGCAAATACAAATGTTGATACTGGTTCCGTTATTGGTCTCAGCCCCTGCAGCAAAGCGATAACCTGGTTAGACATTGGGACTATGTGAATTCGCCGCCCCTTCATGACTTCTTCATCAATCGTTATTGTTCTGGTTTCAAAATCGACGTTCACCCATTGCATAGAGCGAAGTTCTTTTGTCCTCAGTGCTGTGTACTGCAAAACCTGCGTTGCCACCTTGGAAACGATACTTCCTGAGAAGCCGGAAAGGGCGCGGTTAAAAGCAGGTATTTGATCTGCAGGAAGGAAAGGGTAATTCTTCTTGCGGTATCCCTTCATTGCATCAGCCAAATCTGGAGCAGGATTGTATTTAGCCCGGCCAGTTATAATTGCGTACCTGAAAACCTCCCCGCACCGCCTCCTTGCCTTATTGGCCCTTTCCATGGCCCCGCGTTCTTCAAAGCGGCGGATCACCGCCAGAATCTGCATAGGCTCAATTTCGTTTATATCCAACGCGCCGATCATCGGCAGAATATCGTCAGCAAACATTCGCGCCAGCTCTTCAGCATACCCCGCCGACCATACCTGTTTTTTGTGCTCGTACCATTCTGCATAGATGAATGCGAAAGAGTTATCTGCAGATGCCTGCTTTTTGGCCTTTACCGGGTCAATGCCTATGGACACATCCTTTCTGGCATCCCACGCGGCATCCCTGGCTTCCTGCAGCGTCATCAATGGGTATTTACCGACCGTGAGCACTTTCTCCTTGCCTTCCAGCTTGAAGCGCAACTGCCATACCTTCTTACCTGATGGCGGAACGAAGAGGTACAGACCGTTGCCATCAAGCAGGCGGTAAGCCTTTTCCTTTGGCCTTGCGGCGTCAACCTGTTTCACTGTCAGCAT